GCCCACCGTTTCGCAGATGTTCGATGAGGAGAAGCGCAACGGCTTCGATATCTGGAAACGCGTAAAGGCAGATAAGCCGGTCATGGTTGAAAACCTTGGCCAGATTCCGGCAAACCTGTTCACGTTCACCACCGTCCAGGCGCTGGCCGTCCTGCGTTTCAAGGACACCTACAAACTGGTGAAAATGATTGCCGAAGACCGGGACGCTTTTGACCGTCTGGTGCTGCGCATGGCCGAAGAGCTTCCGGCATCAACCCCCGTACTGGACATAGCCGTTGCCATCGTCGAATTGATGAATAACGGAAAACGGTCGAGTGCCAAGGAATCCCCCAACCCGAAAAAGCGTCAGGCCCCGGCAAAAGGAAAAAAAGCGTCAAGCCGCCGTGGTGGTTTATCACAGCCAGCATAGCGGCGAAACAGAGCGGAACAACGTTCCACTATTGCCTTTACCGGATGCCCGCTATGGAGGCGTTTGCCCATGAGCATGTATGGATGCTGATGCAGGGCATTGAGTGCTATCTCCCGTTTTACGAGTCTTCATAAATCCATACACACACATTCTGGGTTGATTTACATCAACCCTTTTTTATTCTTTATCGTATATGGCCCAGGCGAATCAACAGGCGGAGCGTATTATCTTTGACGCGGAAATTTCTTCCGCGCAGTCAAACCTGGCAAAACTGCGCACGGAATTAAATCTGATAGTGGCGGCGGCGGCAAAGACCAATGCCGCCCTTTCACGGATTAACCTGTCTGGGATGTTTGGCGGGGCTGGGGCGTCAGGAAAAGGGCTTTCCGGAATGGCGGGCGGCGTAAACGCGTCAAAGACATTTGCCGCAGCGCAGAATGCCGCCACCATGTCAACAAACAGGCTGACCACAGCTATGCGGGCCGGGGTAGGCACGGCTGGAGCCTACAGCAGGGCATTGGCCGAGGCCGCCGCATCAGCCGGGCTATTATCCGGAAGCCGTATCGGCCAGACAATCAATACGGCGAGAGCACCCATGCGCGGGGCCAAAGCGGAATCTGACGGGCTGCGTTCCAGCTTTTCCGGCGTAGGGCTTGCGGCTACAGGGGCCGCCGTGGCGGTGCTGGGCTTTGCCACCAAGCTCACGGGCATCATCCGGGAATCTTCGGAAGCCGCATCCAACATGCAGCAGCTGAATACTGTTTTTGGCGTATTGCTGCAAAGTCAGTCCAAAGGCTCTGCACTTCTTGAAGAGGTCACGCAGTTTGCCGCCGCCACGCCTATGAAGGTTCCGGAATTGGCCAATGCTACGCGGGTTTTGCTGGCCTACGGCGAAAGCTCCACGACTGTCATGAGCACTCTCCGGAGGCTGGGCGATATTGCGGCCGGTACGGGACAGCGCATTGATGAAATCGCCACCCTTATCGGTAAGGCGCGGCAGGCTGGCCGCCTGTACGGGGACGACCTGAACCGCCTGAATGACCGCGGCATTCCTCTTACTGCTACATTGGCGAAAAATTTCGGCATCACCAGCATGGAAGTCCGAAAGCTGGTAGAGCAGGGGCGGGTAGGGTTTTCCGCGCTGGAAGACGCTATCAACGAAGTAACCAACGAGGGCGGCCTTTTTTACGGCATGCTGGAAAAGCAGTCCAAAAACTATGGCGGCGTGATGTCCACGTTGGAAGATAATATTACTCTGGCGAAAAAAGCATTTGGCGCACCTATCAACAACGCCCTGACGCCCATTCTGCAGGATGCCATTGAAATGCTCAAGGAAATGAAACCCCAGTTCACCGAGCTGGGTGAGGCAATGGCCCCGGTAGTCGCCAGTCTGGTCACGGCGTTCAAAGACCTTGTCGTCTGGATTGGCGAAAATGGAAAGCAGGTTTTAAACCTTGTGCAAACCTACGGCCCCCTTGTGGCTAAGGCTTTGGCATTGGCGGCGGCAGTCAAAGCCGCCCAAATGGTGTTTGGCGCTCTTGGCGCCATTGTCCGGGGGATTACTGGAACCATAGGCGGGTTTACGTCAATAATCACCACAGCCGCTTCGGCAGTGATAAACCTGGGTTCCACCCTTGACCGCCTTGCGGTCAAATATGCGACTGCCGGGGCGGCGGCCAGTGCCGCAGGGGCACAGATAGCCGCCTCTTCCGCAATGATGGGGGCTGCTTCCGCCGGGGCTGCTACCGCAGGCGCTGGCAGAGCTGCCGGGGCCGGAATTGCCGGGGCGGCTGCGGGGGGGGCCGCTGCATCAGCCGCAGGGGCGGCGATACGCGGTCTTTCCACCGGCTCAAAAGTGTGGTCAGTGGTAAAGGGTGTGGGAGGCATGCTGGGGGGAATACTCGGCACTCTTACCGCGCTGGATATTTTGGGCAAGGTCAGCACAGGCCTGTTTTCCGGCGACGCTTCTCTGTCTTGGGGGGCCAAGCTTAATTATGGGATAGCCGGCGTTCTTGGCCTGGCAAGCTTCATCCCTAAAATCGGATGGATTACCGGCCCCCTGGGCGAGTGGTTTGCGTCAATGGGCGACGACATCAAGGAGGCGGACACGGCGAAATACATGCAGGGCCAGTATTCACAGGCGCTTAAATCCGCCCCCGGCAAGGGCCTTAAAAACGTTTACCGGAAACAGCTGCTCAATTTGTTCCAGTCGGAAGAATCTGGGACGCGGGGCGACCGAACGGTTTCCTCCGTGCAGGAAGAATTGCGGCAGGAAATCTCAAGGCAGACTGCGATACTTGATAAACAACTCCGCGATAACACGGCTATTTCCGACGGGCAAAAAGCTTTGCTCAAGCGCCGTCTTAAATACCTCCGCAGCATTGACGACGCCACCATATCCCGGTGGACGGAGCAGCTGCTTGACGAAACGAAGAATGCGGCTGGACGGGCCAAGTATGATGCGGTCATCGCCGCCGAACAGGAAGCCGCCAGACGGGCGAATGAAGAACGGAGAGCCGCTGAACGTTATGGTCAGGTTAAGGACAACCGCGTTAAATTGCAGGAGGCGGAAATCAGGTACGCGTCCGGGATAGACCAGCAGATGTTCTGGTGGCGCAGGCGGCGGACGGCATTGCAGGAAGCGCAGCCTGACGTTCAAGCGCTGCTGACCGGCCCGGACACCGGAGCTTACATGACGGAAAAGCTTGGAGCCGATTTCCGCATCCGGG